TAGGATGTGGCGTAGGGAGGGAACGTGAGCCTCGCAGATATGGTCAGCGCGTTTCACGAGCGCTTCGGCGTGGCGACCCCGGACCGCTCCGAACCATCGCTACGTATGGGCCTGAGGCTCGTATGCGAGGAGGCGTTTGAGGTCCTCGCCGCCGCGATGCCACATCGCAAAACATCGCTCCGCGCGTTTGAGGCCGAGATCCAGCGCTGGATCGCGGAGGAGACCCTGGTGCCGGACTGGCCTGCCATGGTAGACGGCATCGCCGACGCATCGTGGGTGCTCGAAGGCCTCGCGCAGCGCCTCGGCATCGACATGGCTCCGGTTTATGAGCTGGTCAGCGCCGCGAACATGGCCAAAATCCCGCCGCTTGAGCCGGGTGGCAAAATCGCGAAGCCCCCCGGGTGGGAGCCACCTGACATTGCGGGCGAGGTTGGGAGGCAGTGGGCCGATGTCTAACGAAACGATACGACAGCTCAGATCCAAGGTCCCTTGGTGGGACTGGTGTGAACATCCGGAAAAGCCAGGCGAAATCCTGGGCCGATACAACACGAGATGCGGGATCGTAGTGCGGGCCGAGGCTTGGGAAGATACCGTCATGGCTTGGCGCGTAATTGTGTTGGGCGAAGCACGAATGCTGCACGAATGGATCGACGCTGAGCGGTATCGGCATAGTTTTGACGAGATATGTGAGTGATAGCTATGAAACTTTGGCTGCTAGAGCAAACGGTCAACAACGACTGGGACACGTACGATAAGGCCGTTGTTGCCGCGGAAACGGAGCACGACGCGCGGATGACGCACCCGAATGAGTGGGCTGCAGACTGCGGGTACGACGGGAGCCATCCAGATCTGTCTAGCCCGGAGGCATTCGATGCGTGGGTTCGGCAAGCCCCATATCGGAAGCGCCCATATTCGTGGGCTTTCCCGTGGGACGTGAAGGTGACGTACATCGGCGAAACGCACCTTGGGGCCGGCGTGGTGTGCGCTTCGTTTAATGCGGGGTGAACGAGATGGACCCTCTTGGCAGCTATTTCTGGCCTCCGGAGCAGGACCAAAACGCGCAGCTATTGGCGTGGTTCTATCTTGAGCATATTCGCGTGCTTCGCGGGAGCATCGCTAGCGTGGCAGACTCTTTGCGGATGTCTAGCGCTGCCATGGCGGATCCGAAGCGGATGTTGGCCATCGCCGACGCGTTGGACGGCATGGTAACCAATTCGATCCTGTCTCTTCGGGGGTATGAATGACTTGGCAATTTTTCGGAGTGGTCGGGTGGCTTCTTGCTCTTTATTTCGGACTTCAGTCCTACCGATGGCGCACCGATGCCATAAGGTGGAGAAAGATGTCGGAGGAGTGGAGAGATATGTCGGGAAAGTGGCGAGTGGTGTCGGAGGGGTGGATGGTAGAGGCGGAGGGGTGGATGGTAGAGGCGCTGCGGAGCAACGGTGGGCACAAATGACCACCATCCGAATCTACGTAGCAGCCCCCTGGGCCAAATGGCGCGAGGTTGGGAGGCAGTGGACCGAAAAATTCGAGGTAAAGCGATGAGTGACGAAATGCGCCTCTGGCGAGAGCAGGGACGATCTCCGAATAGGATCTGCCCGTTTTGCGCGTCGAGAATTTCTGTTGTTGAGCGCGACGGCCGTTTTTTTGCGCGCTGCTCGCATCGTGGATGCGGGGCAAGAGGCCCTAAGCACCAAGACATGGTTCGCGCATGCGATCTATTTTGCTGTCCACCGCGATGGTTTCGCCGAATCTGGCAAAATGGAGGCAGACAAGCGGCTGTGGTGCCCACGGAGTTCTTCGAAGGAGAGTGGCACTTTCCAAAAGCGGACGGCCCAGAGCCATGGGCCGTCATCACATACACCCAGGAACCGTCGCCCGAGACGGGCCATGTCGGGTGGTGCTGGTGGGCGATGGGCGCAATGGGTGACGCGCCAACGTACGAGGCGGCCCGCGACGCTGCTGTTGCGGAGATACAGCGTCGCATGGACAACATAATGGAGGAGCTGTGATGCCATACGTCGGGAAAAGCATGGACCGAAAGCGCAATGCGCGTCGGCGCCAGCTTAGCGGAGCTCACACCGCTGAGTCGTGGAACGCAGCGCATCCGGTCGGAACCGCCGTCCGCTACTGGCCGATCTACCCGCCGATTGATGGTGTGCCGCCTGTGGACACGAAGACTAGATCCGAAGCCTGGACGATCGGCGACGGGTCCGTGGTCGTGCTAGTCGATGGCAAGGCCGGTGGCGTTGTACTGTCGCACGTCGAGGTGTTGCCGTGAGCCACAAGGACGGGCGCGTGGTGTTATCGGCGTGGGTTGACCCGGTGCTGCGCGATTACGTGCGCGAGGCCGCTCGCTTGTCGGGGCTGCAGTTTTCGCGGTGGGTCGAACGTGCCGTTCGGCAGACGATGGCGCGCGAGTCGGCGGATAGAGCGATGGTCGCAGCGAGAGAGCGCGGAGAATGCGGATCGTGCGGTTATGCGCCGTGTGCGTGTGACCAAACATGAGAAGTGGCGAGTGGTGTCGGAGGGGTGGAGGGTAGCGGTGCTCGACGTTTTGTGGCGGTGTAATGGGGGGCACAAATGACCATGATAGACTGGAAGGCTGAAGCTGACAGACTCCGCAAGCTGTTCGACGATGCAGGCCAAGGGGGGAACAACGTGCTCGCGCTCATAGACTACTACCAGCGCAATTCAATTGAGGCAGACGAGAAGCTGCGCGCGGTCCGCGCGTTGCTCGAAGCAAACGGATGCGATTGCCCGTGCGACCACCACCCAGACGAGCGCGGCCCAGACTGCGAGGTGTGCCTTGCGTGTCTCATCGGAGAGGCGGTAGCAAAGTGAGTTCGACCCCCATCCGAATCTACGTAGCAGCCCCCTGGGCCAAATGGCGCGAGGCGCGTGCAATGATGGACGCAATCGAAGCGGCCGGCCACATCGTGGCGCATGACTGGACCGTCGACGCGGCTAATGGCTTGCCCGGTGTGCCGACCGGAGAAGCGGCTACCAAGGCCGCCACGGACGATCTACGCGGCGTCGCATTGGCTCATGCGATGATCCTGCTCACGTTCGATGACGCCCCTGGATCTGGATGTTGGGTGGAGGTGGGTTACGCGTTGGGCCGTGGGATCCCTGTCGTCGTGGTGGGGCCGACCGATCGCAACGTTTTCGTTGCGGGTTTGACTACGGCCATCATTCCGGCGTTTGGAACCGATATGGCCGTTAGGTATGCTGCAGACGCAGGGGCGGATTACGTGCGGCTTATGTCGGCCCGTGTTGTGCTGTCGCTTGCTGGAATCCCATTACTGTGAACATCCGCATGAATCCATTTGAGCGCCTGGCCATAATCGCACACATCGCATACGAGGGCGAATACCTGCAAAGCCCTGACGAATACGATTATTGGGCCGACCTAACAGATCCGGAGCGGGAATACGTGCGCAGCGTGTTAGCGTGGCGCGGCTTGCGTGCTGTGCATGACGGCGGAACGGCCATCATCGTGGAAATGATCGATGATGCGATTCAACACACAACAATTTCAACTTAGGTGAAACGCAATGCGGAACGTGAGAATCAACGGAGAACCGCTAGGCGATTGTGACGACGCTCCCGTTCCGGCTGCCACAAGCGACATCAAACGAACGCCGCCGCAATGGGACAAATACGACCCAAGGCCTTGGCTCAATGCTGCAAGATTGCGCGAATTTGAGGCAATAGAAGCGAAGCAACAGCGCACGCTGTCGATCGTCGATGTCAAGGCGCTATTTGCCCCAATGGCTGCCCGTTACAGCCCCGTAGAAGTCGCCATATTCGGCGCGCTGGCGCTCATCTACTGGGGTCATGATGTCGAGCTGAAACGCTCATACGACCGGCAAAGCGAGGCGCCATTCGCTACCTACGTCGATGCTCTCCGCTACCTGCTGACGTCTCCTGAGCAGTCTCTTGGCCTAGGCTCCATGCGGTTCGAGGTCGCAGAAGACAAGGATGAAGACCTTGCCGCTAGGCGCACCGCACAGCGCAACGGAATCGAGCACATCAAGGCCAAGGGTTCGCACGTGCGGGTGGCCGGCTGCCGTGGAGAGCATGCGTTGACGCTGCGCCATGACCTGTTGCGCGCCATTGCTGCCGCCTGCGACCCGTTCACGGCGTTTTCGCTGATGCGCAGGGATGTGGGCGAGTGGGTGGCGCAAGGCCCTGGATACGTGCTTTCTGCGCCGGTAAAGCTGCGCGTCGTTGCGGCTGACATGGGGTGTGATGAAAGCGCTGCGAGGGAGACGCTGCGGAAGGCACGTGGCAGCCTGCAAGACGTGCTTTTATCGCGTGGTCTCATCAGACAGCAGCGGACAAGGGGAGGCCCTATGACATCAAGGCGAAGGCGGATTGGTGTATGACTGCGACAACGGATGGCGTTCCGTTCGGGCTCAAGGCGATCGGCATGTTTCGAGGAGACGAGGCACAGTGTCCGATGTGCATGACATGGCGCAAGGCAGAGAACTACGCCCAAGCTCTCGAGCGTGGGCTGTGTATACGTTGCGTGTGCGGGCACCAATGGTTCCCGGTCAACGATGCGTGCGGGCCGCTGTGCCGATGGGACACTGGGCACCGTTGCATCAACTCACTGGCATACGGGGCCTAGATGGACTGGCATGACAAAGACTTGGTGTGGACGTGGCATGGTATCGCCGATGCCATGAAGGTTGGCGAGCGCTCTGCCAGGCGTTGGGCCATGCGCAATTTTGACCCGCTGCCTGTCTACATGCATCAGACGCGCGGCGTGTTCGCATCTCGAGCGGCGCTACTCGAGTGGGACAAGCGCAGGGCATTGCCGTTCTCGATGGCGATCGCGTCGCGGCGAATTCCGTATAGTCGTCATCCAATTGGATGAAATGCGTCAGGCCTATGCGCTTTAGGCATTGCGTAATGGGTCCGTGAAGCAAGAAACACATGGCGGAGATACTGCGAGCAACATCAAGCGAAAGTGTGGCGCACGTAAGGCCGCCACATCGCAGTAAATAACGTCAAAGTGCTATACTTGGCGCGACACATTGGCCTGTTGCGACCGCGTAAGGCATGCCAACCTTATGCGCGAGCAAAGGTGCGCTCATCGGGCGGCAATGGGTAATTCGGCAAAGCGCGACCAGCGGAAGATTGCGACGGAAGAGCAAGCGCGGCAGGCGCTAGAGCTACGCAAGGCTGGCGCATCATATGACAAGATTGCGCAGGCGCTTGGGTTCGCAGACCGCAGCGGCGCATATTACTGCGTCAAAAACGCAATCAAGCAAATCTCGAAAGAGCCAGCGCAGGATGTGTTGGCGCTGGAGCTCGAACGGCTTGATGCGATGCAGATGTCTTATTGGCAAAAGTCTCGGGTTGACCCGAAGGCTGCTGCGCTTGTGCTTCAAATCATGGATCGACGGGCCCGGTACCTTGGTCTCATCAAGGACAAGCTGGAGACGTTGCAAGCTGCCGAGCACAAGGTTGAGATTGTGTTGACGGAGAAAAAGGCCGGCGAGTGAGGGTCTCTCTCTCTGCGCCGCAAAGCGCAGCGTTCCGCCATCTCGAGAACAACATGACGATCGTGCTCCCTTGGGGACGCGGCGTTGGCAAGAGCTGGTTCTTTCGGTTCCTGTGTTGGGTGGCTGTGGCTCGTTGGGATGGCAAGCATCGCCCAGGCGCTCCCATGAAGGGCGTTCGTGTCTTGTTCTTAATGCCCACGCTCATGCAGGCCAAGCGCGTGCATCGAGCGCTCATGCTTGATGAGCTAAGCGGGCCATGGGATTTCCTTGGCGGCAAGGTCAACAAATCGGATTGGCGGGTTGATTTCCCGGGCGGGTCCTGGGTGCAATTCGTCAGCGCCGAAAACGCAATTGCCGGCAAGGGGTTGCGTTGTGATTTGATTATCGTTGACGAATGCGACGGCATCGACGATGACCTTTATGACTCGATGGCGGTTCCGTGGCACTCTGAGCCGCATAGCTTGAAGCAAACGCTCTTAGGCGGCACACCGGAGCGCGGGCGTTATGGCTTGCTTGCGCGGCAGTTTCAGCGCTGCAAGGACAACGCCCCGTTCCATTTCGGCATTCACGCGACATACAAAGACGTCCCAGATTACGTCGACAATGCCAAGGTGGAGCGCGACAAGCAGTTGATGGACCCTGCGTTGTTCGCTCGAGAGTGGGGATGCGATTTCGACTCTGCCGAAGGTCTCGTATACCCAATGTTTGACCAGCGCATACACGTGCGCGAGTGGGACAACCTAACGCCGTTCTCCGCAATCCTTGTCGGTGTGGACCATGGGTACTACGACCCGGGTGTGTTCGTTGTCATTGGTGTCATGGGCAGCGGAGATGATGCGCGCGTGCATGTGTTGGAAGAGCACTATTACACGCAGCGCACTGAAGACTTCTGGATCGGCATGGCAAAGGAAGTGCTAGGCAGGTATTCGCGAGCGCACCCACGCGTTCCGATGCTCTGGTACCCCGACCCTTCGCAGCCTGCGCGGATCCAACAATACAAGGCAGCAGGGTGCAGGGTTGCCGATGTTGATAACAGCATTGAAGACGGCATCAGCAGCGTTGCGAAGATGGTTGCTGTGCGAGAACGCGAGAGTGGCGAGCGCTGGTCTAGGCTGTCAGTGACTGACAAGGCGAAGAACACGATCGCCGAGTTCTCAAAGTACAAGCGCAAGCGCGTTGCCAATACGAACGAAATTAAGGACCAAGCAGAAGACAAGAACAACCACGCGATGGATGCCCTGCGCTACGCTCTGCACAACTATTTTAGCCGTCCGGCTATTCGTCGCGACGTTAGGCACTTGCCGGCAGCATGAGCGCCCTTAGCTACGCCACGCTTGCGCAGACGCACCCCGACTACAACGCCGCGCGCATCAAAGAGCTTGATGACCTTTACGTCGGCGGGTGGCAGATTCTCGACGCTGCCAGGACGTACATCAAACCGCTACAGGGAGAGCACCCGGCCAGATACGCAGAGCGCGTGAATGGCACTGCGTTCATCGGATACATGGCGCAGATTGTCGATTCAATGGCGGGCGGCACGTTTAGCGACCCGCTGACGGTAACGCCTGACGCCGGGTCGGATAGCTACTGGTCGGACTTCTTCGCAAACGCTGACCTGCAGGGCACGCCGATTGATATGGTTTGCCGCAAGGCGCTGACTCGCGCGCTGCTGCATGGTCGCGCTGTTGTCGCCTGCGACTTCCCTGCTACCAGCAACGAAGCGACATCGAGAGCAGAAGAAGATGCGTTCGGGGCATCGCGCGCGTATGTGGTCGATGTCGAGCCTTGTGAGCTCATCGATTGGGAGTATAGCAGCCGCATCACGCGGTCTGTTGGCTCCGGAGCGCAGCGCGTCGACATCCAATTTGGTGAGCTGTCATTCGCAGTCATTCGCAAGCGCGAAACGCGACGTGCATCGGCCGCAGCGTCACGCGGGACTGTTGTCGAGACATTTAAGGTGTGGCGCATTGATGATGCTGGCCTTGCCGTTTGGGACTTGTACGCCATCAGCTACGAAGCAAGCAAACCGCCGAGCGAGAACGACCCTGTGCCGCTTGTGTCGAGTGGCGTCACAAGCTTCAAGAGCATTCCGCTTGTTGAGCTTGTGCTGCCTGCTGGCCTGTGGATTGGCAATAAGATCGGCCCGATGAATCTGGAGCACTGGTCTCGGCGCGGGTTGCTAAATGCGTCGGAGAACCGTGGTCTCCTTTCCGTGCCTGTCTGCAAGCTTGGGCCTGAGGTCACGGAGGCGCATTCATCGTTGCCATCGGAAGTGCAGTCGGACCCCGGGCGAGGCTACACGCTAGTGCAGCAGCTCAACGACCGCGGTTACATCTGCATCGGCGCAGGCGATGACCTTTACTTCGCAGAGCCAGACGGAAAGGCGCAGGCGGGCGCAGCGTCGCGGATCAAAGACTTGGTTGACGAGATGTTCCGCGTGACGCATTTGATGGCGTCATCTGTGTCTAGCACTGCGAACGGCGTTGCGCGCTCCGGCGCATCCAAGGCAGAGGATAGGCACTCGACCGTTGTCGTTCTGAAAACGCTTGGAGCCATCGTCAAAGACTTCGCCGATCGGATGCTCAAAGTCATCGCAAAGGCTCGCGGCGAGATGCCGCAGTGGTCTATCTCAGGGTGCACGTCGTTCGACATCTACGATCGTGCGGAGGTCGTGGCAGAAGCGCAGAGCCTAGCAGCTGTAGAGATTGAGTCAGAGACGTTCCGCAAGACCTATCAGAAGCAGCTAGCAGCAAGGCTGCTGCCGGACATCGGAGAGGCTACGCAGCAAGCCATTGCGGAAGAGATTGACGCGAGCGAAGAAGACGACGCCGAAGAGGACGCAGCGGAGAGCCCGCGCGACACAATGCCGGCGCCACCAATGACAGAAGACGAAGCAGACGCAGAAGACGTCGACCAAGAGGACTAGATGACCAAGACGCCGCCAACATACCGGATGCAAAAGGCCGTGACGCCAGCGAATAGCGATTTGCCTCACGGCATTTGCGCTGCGCTTTACGTTGGCGGTGCCGGAACCGTCCCTATTCGGGACGAATACGACAACGATGTGACCTGGACTGCAGTCGCTGGAGCTGTGCTCCCTATCTGCGCCAAGCAGGTGCGAACCGGCGGCAGTGCGACGGGCATTGTTGCGCTGTACCAATGACAACTAGCCGGATAACCGGCAACGCTGGCAACGTGCGAGACGTTGCATGCATCAAACACACGGAGGCTCCACGTGGACCCTACGCAAGGCAACGGAGCGCCTGAAGCTCCGCAGGGCGATGCTCCCAAAGGCATCACAAGTGACGAAGTGAACCGCGCAATAACGGCTCGATTCAAGGCATTTGAAAGCCGCATTGACAAGCTGTTTGAAGAACGGTTGTCAGCGCTAGCGCCGCCGAAGAACGCGGAAGACGAGCCGAAAGAGAAGTCTTCCAAGGGGCTCGATGAGCATCCAGAGTTCCAGAAGCTCGCGCGGCAGACGCAGCGACTTCAGGAGCAGCTGGCGCAGGCGCAGAAGGAACGCGATGCTGAGAAGGCGCATGCACGCGATGTGAAGCTGCGCACCGAGCTCGCCAATATGCTTGCTGATGCCGGCATCGATGGCGCACGCGGCAAGCATGCTGTCGGTTACCTTGTCGACGCTGATAAGCGCGTTGTCTGGGATGGCGATGCGCTTGCGTTTCGCGGTTCCGATAACGAGCTATTGCCGGTTGGCGAGGGGCTCAAGTCTTGGCTCTCAACGGATGATGCAAAGCTCTACCTTCCGCCGCGCGGTGCGGTTGGAAGCGGAGAACGGTCTAACGTGGGCGGTCGCGTGAACGCGCAAGCGGACGCCCAATCCAGTGCTCTCGAAGCAATCCGGAATCATTTCGGATTGACGTGAGAGACGAAGCAGAAGGCGCGTAACAGAGAACAAAAATGGCACTTCAAGATCTTGCTACCAACCTGGACGATGCTCTTTCGCAGCTCTACGCGCCTAAGCTTGTGCGCGCATTCAACCGAGCCAGCGTGCTCGGAAGCCTCCTGCCCAAGAAGATTGGCAGGGGCAAGAACATCGCGTGGGATGTGATGTTCTCTGGTGCGTCTGCTGCGTCCTACACGGACGGCGCCGACGTCTCGACGTATGATGTCGACACTCCGGTTCCTGCCACGCTTTCGTGGGGCCTTTACCGCTCGTCCTTCAGCGTGTCGGGCCTTGCTCAGGCTGCTGCTGCGACGTCGGCAGGCTCTGCGCAAGAGCTGCTCGACATCATCGGCACGAGCATCGACAATAGCGCGATGAAGCTTAGCAGCACGCTGAACGCTGCGATGTTCGCGGGCACCGGATCTGGCACGACCCTCACGGGTCTTGCCACTGCGCTTGATAACACCGGCACGTATGCCGGGATTGCGCGCGCGTCCTATTCCGAGTGGCAGGCGAACGTCTTGTCAAACGGAGGTTCAAACCGCGCGCTGACGAAGGCGCTGCTCGACTCGCTTGAAGCCGACATTTTTGAGGCGTGCGGCTTCGGCCCTAACGCGATCGTCATGACGGCGGACCTTGCGAGCAAGTATGAGAGTCTCTTTGATGCGCAGACTCGAGTGATGCTTGCGCCTGGCAACGAAATCTCGCCGATGAATCCCAACGGCGGAGCGCCTGGCAACATCATCAACCCGTCAGGGTTCACCGGGTTCACGTACAAGGGGATCCCCGTCTACCGCGACCGTGATGCGACTGCCAACGTGGTCTACATGCTCAACACGGAAGCGCTCCACATCGAGTTCTTGCCGCAACCGCAGAAGACTACGGCCAGCATGTCTGGGAACGTCCAGGCGATGGGCTCGAGTGCTACGGACATGGGCCTTGCCTTCAAGCTTGAAAGCGTTGCCAAGACTGGCGATGCCGACAAGTTCACGATGAAGGCTTATCTCAACTTGGTTGTGACCCGTCCGAACGCATGTGGTGTTCTGAAGGATGTGGCGTAATCATGGCTCTCATCGCAAAGAAGGGTTCCGACGAAGTTGTTGCGGCGCTCATCAGAGCGCTCAATGACTCGCGCCGGTCGACTGCATTTGTGTCGACCTTCTTCCACGCTGACGCAACGGCGCTGAAGCCTACGGGTTCTTTCCAGGACCCTTTGACCTTCGGCGTCACCGCGTTTTCTGTCGCAAGCGCTAGCGCTTCGAACGCGGCAACCCTGTTGCTACGAACGCTGGAGCTGAAGGCGCTGTACGCTCGGCACGTGGCTGACAAGATTGGCCACAAGGTTGCCGACACTGCCAACGTTGTTGGCGCAGCAACGCCAACCGACACCACGACGTGCATTACGTTTCTCAACGAGCTCAAAGCAGACTACAACACGCACCGAGCCAGCACGACGTATCATTACAACGCCGACAGCACTAACACCATCACGAGTGCGGACGCGACTGACGAAGCAAGCGCAATCACGCTTTGCAATGAGATCGCGACCGACCTTGTGGCGCATGTTGTCAGTGCTCCGGGTGGATACTCAATCGAGGTGGTATGAAACAGGCAATGACGACTTGGGAGAATGCTTCGGATGTGTCTCAGACGCTTGTGCTTCGTGGCGATGGCAACGAAGCGCATACGTTCGTGATTGCTCCGGGCAAGAGCCATGACATCCCCAGCGCTTGGGACTATGCAATCCCCAAGCTTGCTCCGCTGCTCATCAAGGCGCAGCCAAAGGCTGTCGCGCCTGTTGAGCATGTTGCGCACGCTGGAAAGAAGTAATGGCGTTCACTGAGTCAAACAAGGTACAGGTCCGCCGATGGCTGGGATACAGCCCGGCGGACTTGGACCAACTGCGTATCATAAATTCAGCCATGACGCTTGTGCAGAGCACTGGCGACGGCGGACAGATGCCGGACAATACGACAGAGACGGCCATCACTGGTTGGCTCACGCAGTTGGCATCGATTGAGACTGCGGTTCAAGCTCTCTACGACCAATCGCAAGTGTTAGACGCTGATGATGCTTCGCTTGACGCTGCACGCGGTCAAGCTGTGCTTGCGAGGTCTGGCCGGATGTACGTTGGTTTCATTGCCGACGCGCTAAACGTCAGCCCGAAGCGTGACGTCTTCATCGGCAAGATTCTCGCGGGTCTAGCGTGACGGTTCGCACTGCGATCCTGCCGGTGATGGATCGCATCCGTACACTTCTCGGTGTCGACGGGTTGGATCTGCGCACAACGACAGTGACGCAGCGGATCCGTTCGTGGTCTGGCGGAGACTATGGCCCGGAAGTTGGGCTTGGTACTCCAACAGATACAGACTTGGAGCTAGAGCCTAGGCCTCGCGTGAAGCGCTTGCCGAATGGCGATGTCGAGGTCGGACCAATCACGCCTTATTACACAGGGACAACGACGGGCGGTTACACCGTCGCGCAGCTCAACCCGGACATATCATCGGAAGCCAACGCTGGGAAGCATGTCTTCTGGATTTTGGACGGGCCAAACGGAACGCACTACTACCAACTGGTGGCAATCGATACGACCAAAAACTTCCGCTACATGCTGCGACTCACGCCAACGACAGACTCAGGAAGGCGCCCCCCTCTGTGATTGAAGCAATGCAGCAAGACGCAGCATCTGTTGGCAACACGGAGGAGTTCTTGTGGCGTGATACAGACGGCAATGTCTGGCTTGAAAGCGGGGAATTTGAGAACGAGCACCCTGTGCTTTACCGTCTCGTTAAGGACGAAGCAGACTCCACGTGCGGTGCATGCCTAACCGGCATCTGTACGCAGCGTGTCATGTTCTGCGAGGCATGGGATGGCATCATGAAGATTGAGCACCTTGGAGCCACGGACTTCGAGTGAGTAGTCTCGTTGGCGCGCTAGAGCTGCCCGTCCCTGCCGGGACGTCAAATAGCAAGCTAGCCGACCCCACTGTCATCGGTCTTGCGTCGTTCATTGCGTATGCACTGCGCTTGGACTTGAACGACAAGTTGGGCGCCATGTTAGGCATGTCGGCCGATGCGTGCCCTAGCACCAACGTCTTTACGTTCGACCCTGACACATACTTCGTGCGCGAGTCATTCCCTGCGCTCTATCTTTGGTGGCCAGGGCAATCAAAGTACGAACAAATGACGCATGTGTTTGGGCAGCGGACGCGTGAGCTCGCTGGCATGTACGTATTTCAAGAGACGTTAGCGCCGCGCGGCATGCGTTCGCGAGCCGGGTTGCTTGCTGCCGCTGATGCGAGCATTGCCAAGGCGCTTGACCGTGGCAGGTACGTTGGCCACACCCCAGACATCGCCGGAGCCTATGACGGGCAGTCGATTGCGTCTGCGCTCAACCTAACTGCTCTTGACTATGTTGGCTCGACGCAGGTGCGCATGTTGGCGATGGTTCCAGAGTCTAGCGCAGCTCCGGGCGGTCCGCCTGAAGGGCACGTTAAGACTGGTTACCCTGCGCTCATCTTCAAGATTGTCGTAGCAGAGCGCGTCTTTGATGATGCGATTGACAGCACTGTGCGAGACGCAGACGTCTCTTTCACGCTCGAGACCAACGATGGCGACTTCACAGACCCGCTGTCGTTGGGTGAGACGTATCTTTACGCGCCGTCGGGGCCGAACGATGACGAATAATGGCAATTGAAAAGCACACGCCAGCAATGGTCACAAGCTACCAAGAGACGCAAGCCGATCGTGGGCCTTCGCTGTCTCCCAAGTACCGAACGCACGTGGACCGCCCTGGCGTGTTCCGTTGGGTTGCTGGCGATGCGTCTGATGATGACACGTGGACCACGTTAGAGCCGAACGGCGGCACTGATGGCGCATGGCTGCGCATTGAATCAAAGGACCGTGGTTCCAACTTGACCGACGCGAGCGCCACGATCCATCCGACCGGTGGAGGCTGGCGCGTGCTTCCAGCGGCTACGCTGACCGCAAACCGAACGCTGACGCTAGGGACAACGAACGCTCGCGAAGGGTGCCGCATCACAGTGACCAGGCTTGATGCTACAGCCTACACGTTTGCGATCGTCAACGGCGGCAGTGGGGCAGGGACGCTAGTGACGATGCCTGTATCCTCCAAGTATTGGGCAGAGTTCTATTTTGACGGAACGGATTGGGTGCTCCGCGCAGGCGGGGCAATTGCTTGAAGCGCTTGAATGCGCGAAGGAACGAACATGCGAACGATGAAAGTTCGCGGCGTTGTCGGCGTGAACGTCAGCAACCCGCATACTCAGAGCCAACGATGGATCGGCAAGGGTCCCAACGGGGAATGTGTCGAGGAAACCGTGCAGGACCACCCGGACATCAGGGAGGCCCTTCGCGCATGTGACCTAGTGCCCTGCGACGTTGAGACGGCAAAGCTTGCCGGTGTGAAGTTTGACGCGAAAGCGCACAAGAAGGTTGGTGAGTGATGGCTGGCGGGTTCCCTCTTACTGGCATCGACCCTGCGGATCCTATCCCCGGAATCACGCGCGAGATTCTCTTCGCACAAGGCGCATCGTCTAGCGTTGGCACTGCGCGCGACATCCTGCTATTTGGCAACAAGACCAGCGGCGGCACCGAGACCGTAGAGACCATCAACGAGCCAATCAGCGGACTCGATGACGCTGTGCTTCGCTTCGGCGCGCGCTCTGAGCTCGTTGGCATGTATCGCAAGGCTGTCGCAGTCAATCCGAACGCGACGTATTATGCCGTTGCGATTGCCGAGAATGGCAGCGGGACCGCTGCAAGCTGCACGCTGACATTTGTCAACGCAGCGACTGACGCAAGCACGCTCAAGATTACCGTTCATGGAGAGACGGTCGAAGTAGGCGTCGAGAGCGGAGATGCGATTGGCACCATTGCGACCAACGTTGCGACCAAAATCAATGCACAGCCATATTGGCAGTGCACCGCATCTGCTGCGCTTGGCGTTGTCACCATCACGGCTTCGCAGGTCGGTCCGCGCGGTGGTCAAGCGCTGACGGCGCTGCGTGCATCGTTCACCAAGGCAGTGACCACGACGGTCACGAAGAGCGCGGTTACGGCAGGCACTGGAGCAGATGACAACACGAACGCTCTCGCAGCAGCTGCAAACGGAACGTACTACTACCATGTCGGACCGTACGACCTCACAGGAACGAGCTTCTCCGCCACCGACAACGGCATGGGTGAGCACATCACGCAAATCACGACGCACGCGCTCCCTGCGTATGGCAAAGAGCAATATCTGATTTGTTCGACTACCACGCTGACGCATGCGCAGCAGGACACCGCCGGAGCGGCCTACAATAAGGTGCGTCTTGGTTGGTTCCCTTGCTATCTCAACGACTGGACTGCAGCGATGATTGCTGCGCACGTTGCCGGAGTCATCAGCTCAAAGACTGCGGCACATCCTGGCGCGAACCTCACGGACTATGGCAAGGGCGTAAACGATGTCTTCAGCGTCCCTGTGCCATATACCAAGGCCAACATTCCGAGCCAGACGCAGATCCGCGCGCATCTCAACAACGGCGTATCTGTCATCTCTTGGACCACGACAGGAACCCCGTACATCGTTCGGCAAATCAACAACTACTGCAAGAACGGCAGTGACTATGACTATCGCGCTCGAGAGGGACACATTGTGTCGGTTGCCGACTACTTCTGGCAATGGGTGCGCACGCGCTATGCTTCGCAAAAGCAGCCTTTCGTCGCTGCCGACCCTGCCGAGGGAGAAACGCCACGGCAAGGCATCACGTACCCGTCGGCAATCACGTCGCTCGTTAGGAAGACTATGGACGACGCGGCTGACTTCGTTGGCGGTCCGCTTCTCGACACCGGTCGGCTCGATGAGATGAAGGCAAGCGTCGTGACGAAGCTGCTGACGGACGGCGGAACGAGCTGCCGCGCGCAGATTGTTGCCGTTCTGCACAACAACAAGGGCCAATTTAAGGTCGAAGAGATTTCGGACCAGCAGTAAGCCGACAGGCACACGGAGAACACAATGGCATTGCAGCTTTATGATCGGTTTTTCGCGTATGCCGACGGCCAACTGCTTGGCGAGTCGTCAGACATCAAACTCACGTATGAAGGCGACAGCCAGCCTGTCCAAACGATGGTCAAAGACCTGGCAGGATGCACGCCAGCGCCAAAGATGGCGATGATTGCTGTCAATAGCTTCGTTCCGATTGCGGGTCTTGAGTATGACGCAATCAAGAAGTGGCAGAAGAATCAATTCGTAACCTTCCGCGTGCAGGCGGGTGGTTCCGGACAGAAGGTTGAGACCGACGGATGGATTGTCTCGCCTGCTATTGAGTCGAGCGCAGGCGGTGCAACCACGTTCTCGTTCTCGGTTCGCTGTCAGTCGAAGCCTCTTGAGTGACAACGCCAGGCGCGAAAGTTTCGGCCGGTGAGCTCTTCCGATGCCTGTCATCGTTTGAGCGACCTTCGGTGCAGATTGTCGCGCCTGCATTTCTCGGGGAGACTGTTGCTGCGTCTGTTGTTGCCATCTCGTCAATTGAACGGGCAAGGCTCGCAGACGCAGGCAACAGGTCTGCGTTTAGCTTTGCGGTGCGTCTCGTTGCTGAAACGTTACGCATCGATGGGATGCGCGAGTCACTGACAGACATCGCGCGCATGCCTTCGCAGATGTTCGATGAGCTGCACAGCGCTGTATGCGATGGTCTAGAAGTGTGTTCGCCTTGGTACGATATCGTTGACCACAGCGCATGGATTGCCAAGCTGTGCGACGGAGCGAAGGAAGATGTCAACGTCTTGCATGCCTTCATGATGGGCAAGAGCCAGAGTGCGCAATCGTTCTTCGGAAGGTCCGACCTCACGGACGGGCAATTTTTGGCATACGTAGCAGCAGCAAAGGTGCATGGGAAACATGACTGACAAGAGCCCGCTCCAAGCAGCACTGGAAGCGAAGACGCGCAAGCTGTACAGCTTCGATGTCTCCGAATGCTTGGGTATCGAGGGAGCGGCGTTGCGTATTCGCGTTGCTACCAAGTTCGAACAAGACCGGGCACTGATTGAAGCTCACAAGTACGTGCGCTCTCTTGCTGCTAACGACGAGAAGGCCGCGGCGGATCCAGACATTCTGAACGATGCCAAAAGCGCGTTCATTGCGTTCGAGGTTACGCGCGACGCCACATCAGACATGCCAGCGTTCAACAGTGGGCGCGACATGCTGCGAACGCTAACCGCAGACCAGATTGCTTACATCCTGAACCTTGCAAATTCGGTGCGGTATAAAGAGTCGCCTGGTCCCAAGGACATCCCGCAAGAAGAGCTGAACGCGCTTGTTGAAATGTGCTTTGAGTACGCCAGCGAAGAGATCCCTGACGCTGTGCTTGCCGGTTACAGTCGCGAATACCTAACGCACATGGTTGTCGCGTTGAGCTGCGAACTCAAAGAGTTGCGCTCTGAGCTGCAGCAGAGCAAGGAAGAGTCAGCGAATGCGTGACGAATACGCAGAAGCAGACTTCACAGCACATCGAGAGATGGAGAAGCGTGGCAAGGATGCATTGCGCACGCTCGACCGCGAGATGCTGCGCGCTGTTAAGAACGGCGCCACGTATGAGCGACGGTTCAAGACGTACACCAACCGGACTGGAAATCTGCTGCGCTCCACACAGGGATATGCTGTGACGGATGCTGCATTCGGCGACGCATCGAGCTCGACAACATACATCCTAGAGATGGGTGAAGAGTACGCATCGTTTGTTGATGCGCGCGGGTATTCTGCAATCCGTGAAGCTGCACGCGAGACGGAGAACGCAATCGCAGTTGCCGTAGCTAAGGCGGAGGCTGCCGCGCGTGGCTGACGTTGTTTACCGCTTCCGAGCGGTAGGCGCACGCGAGGTCGCAGCAGCTTACGAGAGTATCGGCAAGGCTCGCGAGAAGTCGCAGCGTGGCCGGTCAACGCCAGGCGGTCCAAGTTCCGACCCCATGGTCAAGGCTGAGCGCGAGGCCGCTAAGGCTGCCGAGGCAGAGCGGCGCAGGCAATTCAAGGTCGACAGGGACCACGCCAAGGCGCTGCAAATGCTGGAGCGCGACAAGGAACGTGCTCGCAGGCGAGTAGAGTCAGACAAGCGCAGGGACGAAGCCAAGGCGATTAGGGAGCAATCCGCATCGCGCCGGCAACAAGAGCAGGTAGACAAGGCACACGCTCGCGCGCTGCAGGACATCGAGAAAGACAAGGACCGCTCTCGACGCAGGACAGAAGCGGAGAGGCGCAGGGACGAAGCCAAGGCCAGGCGCGACCAAGACGCGTCACGTCGCCAGCAATATCGCGTCGACAAGGACCATGCGAGAGCGCTGCAGCAGCTCGAGAAGGACAACGCTCGAGAAGCGCTGCGCAACAGAGCTGCCAACATGCGCCGCGTTAGGTCATCCAATGACATCGCCGAAGGCATTGCGGGCCGGGCAGGGTCTGGCATCTATCGCGCGATGGGTGCCATCGGTGCAGCGGCTGCCGTAGCAGGCGTTGGATTGACTGGAGCAGCTGCGCGCGATGCGTTTTCGCTTCAAGGATTGACGCGCACGCTCTCGACGCAGAGCCGCGGCGCTGGTCAATCGTTCGTTTCGCCTGAGCAGTTGGCGCGAGAGTTCAGCGCAACCGCTACGGCAACGCCTGGGCAGAAGGCGTCAGACTTAGCACAGGCTGCGAGCGTATACGTCGGCAAGACAGGCGATCTCGATGCTGCGCGGCGGTTCTCTCGCACGTTTGCAACTGTGGCAAGCGCAAGCGGTGGCCAGGTGCAGGACATTGCATCTATGGCAGCGAGCATCGGAGAGAAATTCGGGATCAAGAAGGATTCCGACATGAAAGACGCGCTTGCTAGCATCTATTTTCAAGGCAAGTCAGGCAGCTTTGAGCTCAAAGACGCCGCGTCTCTCTACGACAAGCTTACAGCTGCAGGCGCAGGGTTCGGGTTAGATCGTGGCGTTAGTGGCGTTCGCACTCTTGGCGGTCTGACTCAGATTGCGCGTGGTTCTACAGGCTCTAGCGAGCAAGCAGCGTTCGCGGTTGAAGCTTCCTTGCGGCAGATGATTGCCAAGTCGGACGAAATCAAGAAGGAGACAGGTGTCGACGTCTTCACTGACAAGAGCAAGACCAAGGCTCGAGACGTTCAGACTGTGACGAAAGACATCATTGCAGGCTCTGGCGGCAACCTGCAGACGCTTCAGAAGATATACGGAGAGGAAGGCATCCGTGGTGTTCGTGGCCTTGTGAACGCATACAACACAGCGCAGAACGCAGCCGGGCCGAACGCAACTGACGCCGAACGTACAGCCGCAGGCATGCGCGCGATGGATGAAGTGTTCCAGCGTGCTATCGGCTCTGGAACCACGTTCGCAGAAGTGCAGAAGGATGCGGCGTTTCAGCAGCAAGACGTCGCAGCGATGGCATCTGCAGCATGGGAGGGGTTCGTCGGCGACATGGCTCCGGCCGTGGCGAGGTTTGCCAACACGCTGCGCGATAACTCCGGCGCATTGTCTCGAGCGTTCGAGTACATCACTGGCGCAGCAATCACAGCAGCCGACGCCATCACATCGATGGCGGACTTTGCATTGTCGAAGTTCGGCACTGAAGACGAGCGACTTGGCGTTTCGCAGTCGCAAAAGCAGCGACAACTTGACGTTGTAAATGCCAAGATTGCCGAAGCCGAGAAGGGCGGAGGCCCGTTGGCTCCAACGAATCCGCTAGTAATGCGCGCAGCGGCTCTAGAAAGCGAAATAACGGGCATCCAAGGCAAGCGGGCAGCTCTGGCGCCTGAGGCTGTCGCTGGCCTTTCTGAGGCCGATTACGCGGCAGGATTGGCCAAGCGCAGTGCAGGCGGTGCCAGCGGGTTGGGCGTTGCTGCCGATGTCATCAGCGCAATTGCCAATCCTGCTGCCGCAGTGCTCAACCCTGCCAGGGTCGCAGCTGCTGGATTCGTTGGCACGATGCCGAGCCAAGACCAAGTGTCATTCGCGCAGGCGCGAGCCGTTGGCGGTGGCACAGGCGGAGCGGCATCATCGCAGGAGCTACAGGTGCAGGCTGTAAACAGTGCGCTGCGCGGACTTGTTGACGCTTTCGCTCGCGCATCGTCCGACCTGAATACCAACAAGCGTGGCGGGTTGCTCGGAAACTAATGGCTGACGGAGACATCCTTTCGGATTTGCCGGAGCTCACTTGGGGAGACCTTGCCCCGGTGCCGACATCTGTCGTCTCGTACAAGTTCGGGCACCGCAACGCCAGGCGCGAATGGCCTTACGTAGCAGCGGCGGGGCACGATACGGTTGGCCGCACACCACGCGTATGCACTGCGCGCATGCACTTCTTGGATACCATGTTCGATGGTGTCTTGTACTACTCAGACCGGTGGCCAACGTGGCGCGTTGCCTTGGAGGCCGGTGGCTCCAAAACGCTAGTGCACCCGGATGTTGGAGCGTTTGAGGCTGTAGTTGAGAACGTCGAAGTTGAGATGCAAGCAGGCATTCGGAGCGGCGCAATCGTGGATGTCACTTTTGAAGAAGACATCCCAGACCCTGAAGCCGAAAGCGCGATCGCCAATCCAACACAGGACCCGGAAGCAGCTGCAGCGGCTGCAGATGATGCGATGGTGTCGGCCGGCATTGATTACCCGGACGGCATGCCGGAGTCTGATTTCCTCTCCAGCTATCAGGCAATCAAAGGCGAGATTTTCTCGGCAACGTTGCGCGTGACAGGAGCGATCAACCGCATCCAAGGTCTGGTCGGCATGGTTATCGATGACCTAGCGTTCGCCAGCAATCCGGAACACACGCCGCATCAGGTGATTTTGACGTCTTTCTGGGTTGCGCTCGATGACACCAAGAAGCGGATCGAACGAAAGACCGAGAAGGCACTCGGTCAGTACAAGACGCGTTCGGATGTGTCGCTCTCAACACTGGCCACGATGCTCAACAATACGATTGATCAATTGATTGAGCTGAACTTGCATTTGGTATACAGTCCGACCGTCGACGCTGGCACTGTCGTAGCATTCTACAAATGAGCGCACATTCAAAGGTAGAGATGCGTTTTCAAGACGGCAAGAGCTTTGCGTCTTGGGACTCGTTCGCGCTGCGTGACACATACACAGACCCTCTCGGTGAATTGCGTTTCGACTTGTCGCCACGACGCGGACAAATGTGGGCCGCTGCACAACAGATGCGGAAAGGCGAACTTGTCTCCGTTGCCATCAACGATGTTCCGCAAGGCCAGTACTACATCACAAGCGTTGACACATCAGTCAGCGGAGACTCAGTGCGGATGTCTGTGTCATGTAAGACGCCGCTTTGTGTGGCGTATGAGGGTCACGTTGACCCCGATTTTGCGTATCACTCACAGACCGACGCGCCTGTCACTGCCTACGTGTTGGATGTGCTGTCTCCGTTCGGGTATGACAAGGCCATCGGAGACACCGCCGCAAGCGTCAACACTTTGACCGGCAGAGCGATCGGCAACAGGAAAAGCGCCGTCGACGTGGAGCAGCTGAAGCATCAGGATGCACAACCGCACGATGGTGAAACTGCGTTCCAATTGGTTGCGCGCGTAATCACAAGGCTAGGCATTTGCGTCCGGCAGTCTGCATCGTCTGACGTGACCAATGGCGGCACGCTGCTCCTAGGCGCGCCGGACTATCAGCAATCGCCTTCCTACACGCTTGTGCAAACGTTTGGGGAGCCTGTGTCCGGAGCCGATCGGATGTTGAGCGTTGGCATCGATGATACGAATGAAGACCAATTCTCAGAATGCACAATCCGTGGCCATGCGCAGGAGAAGAAGCAGGCGAAGCGCATCGATAGGCCAGCCGCTAGCGTGCAAGCTGCCGACCTGAACGCGCAGCGACCTTGCTATCAGTCGACGGCGCTGACACATAAACCGCTTTTCATCAAAGACAAGCACTCTCGAGATGCGTCGCGGTGCGCGTCGACAGCAAGGCTCGCAATGGGCCTGCGCGCTCGCAAGTCATTCGTGGTTAGCTGCGAGGTTGACGGATTCGTGTCGCGCACCGGTTCTCTTTGGCAGGTAGACACGATCGCCAGTGTTCGCGTTGACGCAGTCGACTTGCGCGAGGATATGTGGGTTCTCGAGCGAACATTCATTTGTTCGAGCAATGGCGGCCAAACGACGCGGATAAAGCTCATTCCAAAGGGGAACTTGGTCATTGGCAATCTGTAACAACTACTCGCAATTTCGCAGCATGTTCGCCACTGTTGCGACTCTCGACCTCGATGGCTATGAGATTTGGCCCGCGGCAGAGCTGCGCAGCGGCGGGTTCACCGGCGGGTTTACAGGCATTCCGAAGCCGATAACCTCGTTCCCAATCACAGTGTCCGTTGACGGGCAGGCAAATGGAGCCGTTGCGCACAATGCGTTTCTTTCGCAGCGCACAGACGAGCCGGCAAACCGATGGCTGTCAATCACGGAAGCCACAGGCAAAAGCGGAACGTGGACCATTGGTCTTACGTCTCGCGCGATGCTTGACCTTGGCTTGCTTACTGCCAGCGACCCAGTGTCTGTTGACCAATTGATCCAAATTCTGAACCGCGTGCATCTATACGTGCAGCGCATCTCGGACGATGCAATCCAGTGGGTTGACTTGCTGCGCGCATCGTTGGCGGATTGACCATGGTTGCTTGGGCAGACTACACAACAGGCATCGCCGACATCGTTGGAAGCTTCCAAGACGATGGGGAAGTGCGAGTCAATCTTGGCAACGCAGCTGACGGCGTTGGGTTTGCCTCTGAAGAGCCGATGTATGGCCCGGATGGCTTTATTGGCATGCCGAACGAGCCATCTGACGACGGAGCTTGCCAGGCAATCTACTTGGTCGACGGAGACCGCAAGCGCGTGGTCGGAACGCGTGACAATCGATGGCTGGACAAGGTTGGAGCTCTGAAGCCTGGTGACCGCGCAATCATCACTGACAGCCCAGCGCGCATTTTGCTGAAGCGCGATGGCGATAAGGTTGTGCTTTACACTGAGACAAGCTCAGAAAAGACAATGATGCTTGTTCTCGATGGTTCCGGAGACCAAATCATGGCGGTGTGCGGAGACAACTATATGCGCCTCACTGTCGACGCGTTCGAGGTCAACGTTGGTGGCAATCTGCTGCGCATTGATGCCGAAACTATCAAGGTCATCGGCAAGACGTTCGCTGCTGCCACAGGGATGGTGTTGCTAGGCGCTCCGATCGTCCCCGGAGTAACAACAACCCAACCGGCAGCATTTGTGCAAATGGGTGTGCCGCTGCCGTCGACTGCGGTATTCATTGCGAAATGAAAGATGAGCGCATGCAAACTAGGGTTCCCAACGCTACCGGCATTCCCGCCGGGTTTGCCGTCATTGCCGCCTGTGGAATTGCCGCAGCTGCCATCGTTGCCATCTGTTGGCTTGCCGGGTCTAACGTGGAGTCCGACGATACCGGGATTCCCGCCGGGGCTGCCGAGCTTGCCGATGGTGGAGCTGCCGAGCCTGCCGAGCCTGCCAACGATTGGGCTGACGTTGCCGTCATGGAGTCCGACGATACCGGGGTTCCCGCCTGGACTTCCGAGCCTGCCATCTGTGGAACTTCCGAGCCTGCCGACGCTATCGTGTCCACTGGACTAGAGTGATGGGATTCGGCTCGCAACCGTACGGACATGGGCCCGCTGGTATCGCGTACCCGAATCCAGCAGAAGAGCTGCGAGGGAAGCTGCCGAGTAGCCGCAAGATTGATGCTGTCGCTGGTGCGTATGCGCTGCAGACTGATGGCAGCAACGCGATCGATGGCATGGATGACATGCTGCAGGTTGTCTACCTGACGATTTGCTACAACGTGAAGCGCGGGCCTCTCATCTCGAAGCGCGAAGAGAAAGAGACGCGCCTTGCGATTGAAAACGCACTGCGATTTCTGACGTCTGGCGAGTCGCCTAGCATTCGCATTGAGAGAATCGACCTCAACAACGACAAGCGGCAGACTTCTTGGTGCCGGGTGGTATTCAAGAACCTTAAGCGGAACACGATGCAGAGCGTGGAGCTATGACGTTCCCGAGCATAACTGGCGCAAATTACCCGACGGCGAAAGAGCTGCTCGACCAGTGCTTAGCCGACATCCGCTACTCGTTTGCGAGTCGTGGCCTTGAAGCCAACGTGCTCCCAAACTCAGACCATTACCTGCGCGCCAAGGCCTTTTGCGACAGGGCTGCGATTGTCATCGCCAACAACAAGCTAAGCCTGCGCAACATCTCTGCGACGACAGCGCAGGGGCAAGAGCTTCTTGACCTTGCTGCTGTCTATGGCATCTACCCACGCGCAGCAGACGGAGCGACGGGATACGTCAAGTGTTACGGAACGATCGGGTCGAGCGTAACGATTCCGCAAGGGTTCCAGTGCACATCTCCGAGCGGCCACAAGTATCAGGTGGTCGCCGCAAGCACCATCACGCTAGTCGGACAAGACGACAATGCAGGGGCAGCGCCCACTGTGTTGGTGCAGGCGGTCAAGACCGGAGAGAGCACAGACCAGACAGCAGGGACTGTGCTGTCATGGGATAGCGCTTCGATCGGTGCGCTCAAAGCAACGTGCAAAGTTGATGAAGGCGGGCTCACAGGCGGCACGAGCGAGGACGACGTTGAAGACGTCAGAGCTCGTCTGCTTCGCAAACTGTCGTCTCCGCCACAGGATACCAACAACGCTCGCTTTGCGGAGCTTGCGGAGGAGTCGAGCGCCGCAATCCAGCAGGCGTACGTGTATCCTGCGATCCGCGGGCCCGGGTCTGTAGACATTGCGATCGTAAAGGAAACCGGCGATCGCACGCTTGGCGCGACAGTGACCGGAAGCGCGTCGGCATACGTTGCCGCGCAGATGGGTGGTCACGCGGACCTAAACGTGACGAGTGTGAACGCGCAATATGTTGACGTCATCATCAACCTGACGCTGCCTCTTCCGGTTAGCGCTGGCGGGTCTGGTAGCGGGTGGAAGGACGCAACGCCTTGGCCTAGCACCACGGATTCTACGTTGCCGCGCATCACAGCAGTTGGCGCAACGACAATCACAGTGGACGCCACGTCATCGCAGGCGCCTGTTGCAGGCAATCGGTTCTGTCTGTGGAACCCGAGCCTGTCTGCACCCGCATCGGCAGGGATGACGGAGTTTGAGATCGTATCTGTCTCCGGAAGCTCTGGGGCCTACGTGTTGACGCTGACGTCGGTTCCGGCGTGGGTTACAACTTGGATGCGCCCAAGTCCTGCAGCCGAGAATTTGAGTCAGTACGCGCAGACAATATACAGCGCCATCAAGGCGCTTGGGCCAGGCGAAAAGTCAGCTGCGCCAGAGCTATTGCCGCGCGGACGGCGCTTCCCTGCGCCTGACATCAGGACACCGACAGCGCTCACCACTGTGCAGCTCGGCCAGTTGACGTCGACATATGCCGAAGTCTTGAACGCCGAATACGCTGCGCGATACGACACAGGGACAACGACTGCGAGAACATCGCCATCGTTGCCATCTGCAACCGCAGACGCACCAAGAATCCTTGTGCTTAAGCACCTTGCGTTTAGAAGGCAGGCATAACAGTGACACCGAAAACGCTCGCATCATATGGCGGTCCGTACGCCAACCAACATACTGTCGCCAATCCTGACAACGAACTCGATGCAGACTATGCCAACGACGTCTTTATGGACGTCGCGCAGCTTACGGGCACAGGGATCCGCGCATGGGTGTCATTTGTGCCGACCGCCACAGCTGCGCCTGTGACATATGCTGCAGGCTCAGTTACATCGTGGTCGCTGTGGGGTTCCACGACAGACTATAAACCCACTGTCGCAAAGACTGGCACCGGCCTATACACGGTCACATTCGCAAGTTCATATTCAGACGAGCTTAGCGTCAGCGAAACGCTGGCGTTCGTGTTCGCACTCGCATCAATCCGCGGCAGCACGCTGGCGCCAAGTCCTGTTATCACGTCACTGAGTAGCAATGCTGCTGCGTTGACCGTAATCAATTCATCGTTTGCGGCTGCCGACCTCACTAGCAACACGGTTACCGTGGTCTTTCGCTGATGTTTGGCATCTACGGCGGGTTTCCGTTCAGATTAGGCGGCGGGCCTTCCAAGTTGGAAGCCGAGCATATGTCCATGCTCGACGCGTTGGCTCCAGCGTGGGACGTTGGCGAAGATGAACCGACTTGGCTTGAAGCCTATGCACACGCCAAGGTTCTCACCACTATGTGGATGTGCAACGAGCGTTTGAAGAACCAAGCGTTACCGCTGAAGATGATGGAGAACCTTCCCACGTGGGAAGAAGCGACTAGCTTGCGGCCAACAGCGGAAGACTTCCCGCAAGAGCGACGCAGGCGACTTGCTGCAAAGCTGCGCGGGTACGTGGGTAACACGTTGTCGGACTTGGAAGATGTCTGCGAGCAGATATTCGGCGACAACTTCGTTGAGCTCAGGTTCTGCGATGCGGCAAACGTTATCGCCTATTGGCCAGGTGGGACGGCCATTAGTTCTGGCATGGCTGCGCCTGGACCTCCGGGGCAAGAATGGTCGACAAATCGCGTGCGCATGGCGGTAGTTGTTACCAAGACAGGCCTAAGTGCAAACACATACATGGCCAAGGCCGGGAACCTATTCAATACGCTCGATGCGCTGGCGCCGAGTTGGATGACATTTGTCATCGGCGTCGGCTCTCAATTTGTGGTCAACGTTGGAACCGTTGGCCAAACCATTATCTGAGGGGTTGCGATGTCATTCACCACATGGGCAAGCGCGTTCGTTGACGGCGTCGATACAATCTCTGCCGCATTCTTGAACCAGATCCGCGTTGATGTCGGACGCGCAGTCGATGGTAACGCCGGCGGCACATACACTCCGAGCGGCACGCTCGCCATCAACGGAGCGGCAGGCGGTGGATTCTCGTCAGACAACTGTACTGGCCTGACGATGTATGTGTCAGGCTCGAGCACGCCTGGCATTGTGTGGCTCAACACGGCAGGCAACCGACCTGCTGCCAACGGAAAGAAAGAGCTCGAGAGCTTCTCGTCATCTGGAACGGCGCTGACGCGACTATACGCGCACAACGTTACCGCGGACGGGTACGGCTTCTCGTACACGGTCAACGCAGATTGGGACGAAGCTGGACGCCAGTATGCGAAGGATGTCAGCGGCGCGACAGCGTCTGAATTTGTTTTCACTAGTGATGGCGTTGCTACGCTTAGGGCGCGCGCCACAGCTGGAACGCCATTCGCAGAGTCTGCATGGGAAGAGCAGATTGTGATTAACAGCGCCGGCATTCTTGCTGGAGCAACGCCAACCGCTGACACGCTATACCCTACCAACATTCCCAAAGCGTGGGCCGTCATCGAGGTCGAGGGAGGCGGAGCAGTAACCGTACACGATGAGTTTAACGTTGGGACAGCATCGCGCTCGACATCGACAATAACGATCCCACTGCGTACAAACTTTGCGAATTCAAACTATGCTGTGCTTATAACGAACATGGGAACGTCCGCACATCAATTCATTCATTCTGTGCGGTTTATAACGCAGACTACGAGCAGTTGTTCCGTCCAGTTCTATGACAACACGAACACGCTGATTGATTTGAGCATTGCCTCAGGCGATGTGAAATTTGCTGTTGCCATGTTTGGTCGGCAATAAACAATGGCCATAACCACCGACCCCGAATCGCCGTTGGCTGCGGAAGAAGTGACGCTTTCGTCATCTGCGGCAGGCGGTAACACCACGCGTTGGAAGCTCACTAGCTTGCCGAGCGAATCGGCGTTGTCGACCGGGTTCCTTGTGGATGCAGCCGGCGAATATGTTGAAACGTTCACGCCTGATGTTGCTGGCGAGTATGGGTTCACTGCGTACGGGTACACCAACTTTCAGACCGTCGCGACGCATGCCGCTGATGTTGTTGTCTCGCGGTCGGCATTTGTTGGATCTGAGTCTGACACCGTTCACGTTGCCGGGTATGCATCGATTCCGATTCGCACGCGCAACGGCAATGGCTGCACGCTGAGATTCAAGGTCAAGAACTTCACAATCGTCGACGCAGAATGCATCGATGCCATCAACGATGCAAGCCGTGTTGCGATACTGACAGCCGGCGTGACTGCTGCGCTTGCAGCTGTGATAGGTGCAGATGCTGACGAGACGATTGACCTAATCAACGGATCCAACGCACTGCGCACAGCGTATGAAGCGCATAGGATCCGCACCGCCGGAGCGACACACGCTGCGGCAGACACAACCAACGTTGTGGAGCCTATGGACGCCGCTACGCTGGACGATGCTATCAAGCTCGTAAACGCGTTGGCTGACATGCTTGGGGCACATCTAGTCGCTGGAGCTAGCGGCACGCGTTGGCATCGCACGGTAGACGATACGACCAACACAAGCGCAGTAGACAAGGCGACAACCGTTGCCGGAGCCTATGTCTTGCTCCAAGACTTGTCATATCGAGTCTATGAGCGGCACCGCGTGTTCCTAGACGGGTTCGATGTGCATGGTGCCTCTGACTCAACCAACACGCTCGCAGCGTCGCAGCTGATTGATGATGTCATCGTTGCGATAATTGACGCACTCGCTGACGCTACGCCTTCCGCGCCCACTGGTGAGCCTGAAGGCCTGACATATCTCGCGCAAGCGCATGGGTTCTCGGTGTCCTGATGCCTAGCATTGTTCTGAACGGAGGCGCTGCAGGCGCAAAGGCGTCTGTCTCTGCTGCTGGCGCTGTGTCGGCCACACTTGAAACGATCGCCGGCGTTCGCGCTGTCACGTGGTCCGTTGCCGGCACAGACGAGACCACGACAGCTGGTAGCTTCACACTGACGCAGAGCGGCAGCATCGGACAGAATTGCTCTTTGACTGCTGGTGGGGCTGGGACCGCAGGCATTCTCAAAGCCACGTGCGCGATGCGCGATGGCACGTACGAAACGACGACTGCCAAATGGTACGTGCCGACCACTGTCCGTGGCCTTGAAGTCATCGCATACGCAGAAGAAGGCGAAAGCGGAGCATCCGGATGGGCGGAGCCTGTCAACGAGATGTGCCGAGCTGCTGACACATCGGCATTTGCTGACGGGCAGACGATCGCATCAGTGGCAAGCGTGTTCCAGACGGCGCAGACCAGCTACCAGACAGGTCCCGCGTTGGTCGCAGACTTGACCGGCGTTGCGTCTGTAACGTTTGAAGCTGTTCTCGAAGCCACTAGCGGAATGACAGCGCGTGTCAGGCTATACAACCAAGACACAGCGTCAGCAGTGACAGACTCAGCTTTGACTACAACGAGCACAACGCCTACTCGAGTCAGTACAACACTGACGGTTCCCGCTGACTTGCCGGCGTCTTTACAGACGTACTTGGTGCAGCTGCAGATTAGCGCAGGTAGCCCAGGCGATGCGGACCAGGTGGTATGCAGATGGGCTGCGCTTAGGGCATAGCTATGGCGTGGGCCGCTCCAACGCAAACGAAAACCTGGACGCCGGTGTCCAGCACGATAACGGCCGGAGCATCGCACGCCGCGACGTGCAAGACGTCAATGCGAACGTGGGTTAATTCGCATTTGCTCGCGGTGCCTTCGTCGTCGTGCGTTGGGTCGAGCAACGGCGTGACCGCCGGAATCGACGGAACGAACCGATGGTCTTCTGATTCCGACATCGTTTGGGCGGCCGCCGGGGCGCGTTCTTGGATCATCGTGAAACTCGCGGGCATTGCGTCGAATTTCCAGGTGCTTATCGCGCTGTCAAATAGCGCCACGAATACATACCAAGCGCAATTCTACGTCTCGCCGAATGCCGGTTTTACGGGCGGCGGCACGACGTCCAACCCAAGCGCGACCGATACGGTTTCGTGGGGGACGCAATCGTGGAACACCTTTGCGAGCACGGCAACGAACGCAAACCAAGCGGTGCACACTGTGTACAGCTCCGATGGTGCGCACGTGCGATCGTTCTGGTGCCGCTCGGGCGTCGCGTCGGCCGCGCAATGGTTCGACGTGCCTGACCTCATCGTAGACGGTACAAACTGGCCACAACCGCACTTGAGCATGTTCAACGCGGCATCCGGTGCGGAGGCGTGCACGCAAGCTCTTCTCGCAAGCGCGACGTCGCCAGCGTTCGGCACGCGGAATAACGCTACCAGTGCAATCAACGCGGCGACCCTGATAGGCCTCGCGACTGGCACGGCCGCATCTGGGAGCGCGGCAGGCATGCTCCCCGCGCGAACGGCGAAGAATTCGCTCGCGAACGCGTGGGAATGCTCGCCCGTGTTCGTGGGAATCACGGCCATGTCGCTATTGGAAGGGACACACGGCACCATGCGGGATCTCTACTGGCGCGCGGGAACCGGCACGGTAGCAACGGGCGACACCGCACCATCCGTTGGTGCCGCGCAATGGGTCGTGTTCGGGGATTTCCTCGTTCCCTGGAGCGGGTCGGCACCGACGGTGACGCCATGACGACGCCACTCACGGCCCCGACGTACACCTGGACGTGCGACGTAAACAACGCCGCCGCAGCCGGTGCGTCGACATACATCCAGGCGCAGAATACAATACACGAGGTCAAAACCGCCCTGGTAAACCTCGGGTGGACGCTGCAAAGCTCGTCAAATTCATCGAGCGCCGGCGCTTCCGACTACCTCACGGCGTCTACAAATTGGGTGTGGTCCACGGGGGCGCATGCATGGGCGCGGTTGCGCGATCCTGACCTATCTAACTTCGAGATCGTGATCGACTGCAATCGGTCGAGTGTTAACCCGCAAACGATTGACATCTATTTCTCGCCGTCCGGCGGATTCTCCGGGGGTTCCACGACGGCGCGACCGACTGCAAGCGATGAGCAGTCGATCCTGTCCGCTGGGAATTGGCTCCCCACCGCATCGGCGACGGCAACCGTCGTCCACGCCACGCGAAGCGCGGGGGTAGGAACGAGGCTTTGGATCTATCGCGGCGGAAGCCTCGTCTCGTGGTGGCAATTCGACCTATTGCGCACGCAAATTAGCGGGCAGTCCGATGGCGTTGTGGCTCGCGTTCACGGGTCTGCGAACGCCACAAACGACACCGAGCTAGCGAGCGCGCAGAACGCGTTCTGTGTGATGGGTTCGACGAAGGTTTCAATGTACTACGCGATCCCGGCGCAGGCTTCCGTCTCCACGTATTGGAGCGACCGCACGACGGATCTGGCCGACGCGAACGAGCTGGAAAGTACCACGATATACCCGGCGCACCCGCTGATTTGGGTCGGGAACACCGCGAGCTATTACGGGTCGCACGCGATCGCGGATGATCTCTACATCGTCAGCACGGGCCTGTCGGACGGCGACGACGCGCCAAGCACTGGGGTCACGAAAAAATGGGTTGTCGTCGGTAACCTCCTCGTTCCGTGGGACGGGGCGAGCACGATGAATACGAGCTAGCAAATGGCTGCTATTGATTTCCTATTGGTTTCGTCTGGCACCAACGTTGTGACAACAACCTATTGCGCAATGCAGGCATGGGATGACACTGATAACGCCCTCGTGTCATGGGTTGCCACTGCGGCAGAGGACTTTGCCGGTGCCTCCTATGCTGGTCCGGGTCCGCTTTCTGATGTAACGTTATTGGCAACGTGGACGGTGTGACAATGCAGACAATCGCTGCGCGCGTTGACGCATTAGAAGCAACATCCGAGGACTTTTCTGAAGGACTAGCGCACGTTCACGCGCGCCTAGATGTAGCAAACGAGAACGCAGAGCGCGCGGCAAAGTCTGTCGATCATTTGCTCGGCAAGTTTGCGGCCTTTGATGGCCGTCTTGAAAGCGCCACAACCATCCTTCGCGACGTCATGAAGGCGGTGGAAACACTGCCGGACATGCGCAGGCAGCTACAAATCATCATGGATGCGCTACTGCGAGAGCACGAAACGATCCGCAAGTCAAACGCTGACCTTGCAGACGTAGCAACGCAAGCAGCTGTGCTGGCGCGCGATGTGGAGCATATCAAAGCTCGTGTATCTGATGCGCGCGCGCTGTCTGAAAGCAACAACCGATGGCATCGTGAGCAGATGCTTTCGATTGCAGAAGACCAGAAGGTTCCGCGTCAGCTTGCAATCGACATTACCAAGGGTCTTGTGGTTGCGTTTTTCGCTGCTCTGATGACGTATCTCTTCAACAGGTGAGGCAATGGAGCTCTTCGCAATCAATCACGAGTTTGTGGCGTTCGTTGTCGCAGCCGTTGCTGTGTTTCGCAAGTATTACCCGCGCATTGATGGCGCCTACGTTCCGATCGCTGCGCTTGCGATCGCGTTGGTGCTCTCGGTTGGGTACCGTGCCGCAGCTGGAGCGACGGCAGTTGAGCTGCTTGGCGCTGCGCTGATGGCGTTCAAGGTCGCTGTGGCAGCGGTTGGCGGGGCTGAATTTGTGCGGTGGACTGCCGGCAAGATTGGTGCTTCGCAGTGAGCACAGCAGCGCGAGCGCTTGCGCTTATCGTTGTCGGATGCGCGTCGATGCAACATCAGCCGCAAGCGCAATTCGCCGAAGCCATCGCGGTCGTTGCAAACACTGGAGCTCCGATGCTTGTTGACGCATACAAGCACGACTCAGACTCGCACGCCGATCTCAAATGGGAGCGCGTATGGGCAGCGTGGGAGGCATTCCGGATCGCCCATGGTGCATATGCGCAGAGCATCGAGAGCGGTGACACTCCGTCTCCGGAAACTGTGCTTCGCACATATTGCGCACTTGTTGGCGTTGTCCCTGCGGAATCTAAGCACGTTGTTGCGGTGCCTGGGGTGTGCAGTGAGTAAGGCTCTTGCGATTCTCGCGGCAGCTGCACGTGGAGCAGGCAAGGTCTTGCCGGGCAAGGCTGGCGATGTTGCGAGCGTAACCGCTGCAGCGCTCGACATGGCTTCGGAGCTCGTATCCCTTGGCGCATCTGCTGGAGACATCGTGCACATCACGCGCGTGCAGGACATTCGGCGCATGGTCGAGCAAGCCAAGGCGGAGAAGAACTAATGCGCACAACCGGTGAAGTGTATCAGGGGAGCCTGTCTCCCTTGGCATTCGTGCTTGATGTAACGCCTAGCGATAGCGCTAGTGTCGGCGGCGTTCCAGACTTGTCAGTCGTAACAGCTGCATCCTTCCGTGTGTATTTGCCGGACGGAACTAGCGCAACGTGGACTGCGACGATGACAAGGCAGACAGCGACAACGCTGCGCCTGACGCATGCATACGCAAGCGGGAACCTATCGCAGACTGGTCGTTACGTCATCTTTGCCGACCTAACAACGCCTGATGGCACTGAGCCATGTGAGCCGGTCACGCTAGTTGTCAAAGCCGCAAGATAAGAGAGGGTTGCCATGTCTGCTTTGTTCGTTAAGGCGCGAAAGAAGATCCTAGACGCCGACATTGATTTGCTTGTCGACAATATCAAGGTCGCTCTAGTCGACATCGCAGACACCACAGCGAAAGCAATCACCGGAGCGACAAACGCCACTCCGATTGTCGTGACCGCAACGTCCCATGGGTTCTCCAACGGAGATTACGTGTCAATTCACGGAGTCGCCGGTAACACTGCAGCGAATGGCCATTACAAGGTGGCAAACGTCGCTACGAATACATTTGAGCTCACGGACCCAAGGACCGGAGCCAACGTCGCTGGCAACGGCGCTTACACTTCCGGCGGGTATGCCTTGCCTCTCGGCGGTTACGAATTTGTTAGCGACATCACTGCCGCAGCGATCGTCGCGCGGTCTGCCAACCTTGGCAGCAAGACCACAACGTCAGGAGTCTTTGACGCTGCGGACACGAGCTTCAGCGCTGTCACTGGCGATGCTTGCGAGGTGTTGTTCTTGTTTAAGGACAGCGGTGCCGACAGCTCTTCTCCTGTGATTGCTGTGATCGATTCGTTCACCAGCGGAATGCCTGTCACGCCTAACGGCGGAGACATCAACGTGACGTTTTCGGCGTCTGGTATTCTGGCTTTGATTTGAAAGGATGCGACCGATGAACCTTGAAGAGATGTCGCTTGTCGAACTAGAGAATTTCGCCGGTCTCATGACCAAGAAGCACTTGGAGCTTCAGAACTTGCGACGGAGCATCGCCGCAGAACTCGAGCGCAGGAACATGCTTGACGTTGCGATCGCTGCGAAGCGCGAAGCGGATGCTTTGCTAGCTAAGGCCAGCGGAGCAATCCAAGTGCAGACGATCGAAATCCCGGATTGGATCAAGTGAATGGCTGCGATTGCGAGCCTGTCTGATTTGGTCAACTACACCACGGGCGGCAGCAGCGGTGCCCCTGAGACCATTTCATTTTACAAGGCTGCGCGCGTGGGCGGTGCCGCTGCTGCAGCGACGGTCGCAAACAAATGGACGTCTATTTGGCAGTATGACGGAACTCCATCCCATGGCGCAGCGCCTGGCGCTGTGGCTGCACCAACCAACGCCACTGCCGGAGGTCTGAAGCAAACAGACCCGGCAGGCGGGAAGACGAGATGGCTCACGGGCGCACTGGGGTGCGCGTCATCGCTCGGGACGCTGGTATTGTTCGATCGTCTGCTCCACATTTCAGGCCTGAGTGGGACCACGCTGACAGCGCAAACAGTTGGCGGCTCGCTCGGCCGATACACATCGGCCACTGATGCGCCAGGCAACCAGATATGGGCAGAAATCTATACGCAAATTGGGACGTCAGCGACAACGATAACCGCAAGCTATACAGACCAAGACGGCAACAGCGGCGCAACGTCGCAGGCTGTGGCGTTCGGCGGCACTGGTAACCGCGAAGCTCAACGCTTGATACAGCTGCCGCTAGCGTCTGGAGACACTGGCGTCACTGCCGTTGCATCATGCACAATCGCCGGAAGCACTGGCACCGCTGGAGACTTCGGCATCAACATTATGCGCCCGCTGCTCTCGTTTCCCATCACGACAGCAGCAGTCGGCACGATGCTAGGCCCAACAGGGATCGGATTGCCTGTGTCAATTAAGACTGATGCATGCTTGTTCTTTGCGTTCTTCGCGAATGGCACGACGGCGCCTGAAATCATGGGCCAAATCTCGTTGGTTGATGCATGAGCATCTCGACATTCTCCAGCCTCAAAAGCAAGATTGTCGGGCCATGGCAGACAATGCCATTTACCAAGAACTCCGTTAGCGCTGGCGGTTCCGCAATAGCTGCCACAACGTTCTACGTTGCGCCGAACGCTAGCACTACGAGTCCGACAAGCGGGTCTTATACCAGCGCGACTGACGGCGCTTCGCACCTTGGATTGCTCAACGCATCCACAACGATGCGGATTGCGAGCTGCGAATTCGGAGCTGCCCAAAACTCATTCGGGACGTGGGTTCTAGTCGACAGGCTCGCAGGTGTCTGCGGGTACAGCGGAACAACAACAGGAGCACAATCCGGGACGTTCTACGCTCCAACGAGATACACTGACGGCGTTGGCGTTTGGCTTATCGTTGAGATTGCGCAGCAGATTGGGACGTCTGCCACAACATACACGGTCAGCTATACCAACCAAGACAGTACGTCTGGTCGAACGTCGCAGGCTACAGCGATCGGCGGAACGGCGCGCCGTAATGCTGGCGTGTGCATCGTGACGCCATTGGCTGAAGGCGACACAGGCGTCAAAGAAATTGCTAGCCTTACGCTTGCCGGAAGCACTGGCACCGCTGGATACTTCAACACAATCCTAGTCAAGCCACTGCTCTTCATGCCTGTCGCATATAGCGGGATGCCGATCGCCATAAACACGCTTCTGTCGCAAGGCGTGCTGCCACAAGTCCAAAGTGATGCGTGCTTGCAATGGATCTGCCTTATCGGCAACGCGAACAATCAGACAGGCGCACAGGCCGCAACGGTTAAGATTGTCGCAGAATGAGCATCGTCAACGTTCTCGATGAATGGCTCTTTGACGGAGCCATCAACGAAATCGGCGGCGTTCCGATCGAGAGCGTTGCGACAACGCAAACCGTTGAGCTGTCCGCTGTCATCGCTGGCGCAGTAGCGTTTGCGCCAACTGTTGCGCCCGGAGCTGTCACAGCCGTTGCGGCACTGGTCTCTTCCGAAGCTGCAGCGTATGAGCCAACGGTTACGCCAGGCGCGCTGACATGCGTGGCAGACATCGCGACGGCTTCTGGCATTGCCTTTGACCAGTCGGCCTCGCCTGGCAGTGTCGACGCTGTATGCGCAGATGCTGTGGCGTCTGGATATGTTCCGCAGGCTGGCGATGTAACCATCAGCGCTATCACGCTTGCGGCTGACATGGCCGTCGCTGGCACAGCGTTCTTCGATGTTGTCACAGTGCCGCCGAGCCAAGCGCTTGCCGCAGATGTGTCATTCGGAGCGTTCGTTGGGTATGAGCAGACGAGCCTGGCAGTATATGCGGTAGACGCTTCGACAGTAGTAGCCGGAGCCGTCGGCGAGAGCGTGGCTGTGGCGTCTGTCTCGAGCGTTGCTGCAGAGGCTATGTTCGTTCTTGGCGTTGGTTTCTCTGCAGACATTGGGCAGCAGCAAATTATCGCTCCGGCGCAGCTAGTCGCGTCGTTTGCGAGCTTCGGCAGCGTTGTTGGTGAGCTGTCTGCATGGCCGTTGCTTGGCACAACGCCATCTGTCTGCGCGCTTGTTGGTTCTAGGCCGCAACACAGCACGATGGTGCAAACCACGCCGCAGGCTGTCATTGCACTGCGCAGCGTGCCGCGCACGTCCAACAATTTTGCGACATCTCCGCAGACTGTGGAGCCGCTAGATACGGAGCCCGAGAGTTGAAGGCAATCAAGCGCGGGTCTTGTGCTGTCGTCGCCGCGTTCTGTGTCCCGCGTGTTGTTGTTGATGACGTTGCAGATGCTGTGGGAGACGCAACGCTGCTCATCGATGATGCTCGTTTCGGCTCAGACACGCCGGCGCAGATACGGTTGGCAGCGCGCCCACTAGTTGGAGCTCCGCTAGTGTTGGTCGGCTTCGGGTCCGGCTGCGTGCGTGTGCTGCAGCTGTGGAAGGCTGGTGCGTGTCCATCTGGCGTTGTCTTGGTCGACGGCCTAACCGCTGCGATGCCTCCCAAGGAGTGGGAAATCAATCATTGGAGCGCAATGATAAACGCTGCCAGATGCGATAGCATCACGCTGCATGCGTCGCATACGCCGGACCGCAGTGTTGAGCGCGGAGACAAATGGCTGCGGCAGACGTCCGCCGTATCAATGCTCAGGCAGTTGACCGGGTGGCCATTGTCGCAAATGGGTACCACCCGCGATGGTTCTCTTTCTGTCCTGACGCATGATGGCAAGCGCAGCGTGCTTGCTGATTTGGTGCGCGCAACCATGAAAGGCATTCATGCATTCAATCGATGAAAGGCGCCGCGAAGAGCGCGCAGTAGTAATGGCTGCGATGGCAAAAATGAACCTCAGGCAAATCGAGCTGCTTGCGGCGCTGGCGCGTTTGCTCGTCTCGCAGGAAGTCAAAGCATGCCACTGAAGCTTCTCCAAAAGTCTGACTTGGCCTCTCCGGTTGTCGTTGTCGCCATCAAGTGCGATCCGATTAGGCTTAAGGTGTTGTTCCCAAAGGCTGTCATCGTGCACGATGGCAACGCTACCGGGACAGATACGTGGGAGCAGATGCTTGCGCTCGCGCGCACTGGCGCAATCCGTGGAGAGCTTGGGCCGGTCGCTCTCGTCGGCTTTAGCGCAGGGTGCTTGCGTATTCGGAAGCTTTGGCTTGATGGTGCTAGGCCCGACGCATTGCTGCTATGTGATGGGACGCATACATCTCTGCCGCCATCGAAAGAACAAGAGCGAGCATGGTCTGAGATTATTGCCGACGGGAAAGAGGCATTGCGCCTAGTCGTTATCACGCACACGTTCAATACATACGTGGAGCAGCTAAAGTCTCCATACTCGAGTACGGTAGGCACATTGCGCCGCATTATGGGCGAGCCGTTCGAGATGCAACGCACTGCATACACGCAGCGGTTCGGCGGGATGTACGTGAGTTCATGGCCAAGCAAGGCGTGTGACGACCCTGCGCATGCGCGGCAGCTCAACGAAGCGCTGCCGGATATGGTGCGTCAGTACGTTGGGCCATACATGGGTGGTCTGCGCGATGCGATGTTGGGCGGAGCTGCAGCAACGCCAACGAAACCGCCGGAATGGCTGCGCCCGGAGCTCACGTACGGCCAGCGGATGATCGCATGGTCTCGAGCCGAGATGGATGCCGGCGTTGCAGAGAACCCGCCGGGCTCGAATACTGGGCCACGGATCCGCGACTACCTAGCGGGGTGCATCAGGCACGAGAGACGCCTCGGCCTCACCGCAGGGCAATGGTGCGCTGCTGCCGCATCAATGGCGGCACATGTTGCCGCGTTGCATGGAGACCACGTTCCTACGTGGCGCGCCAGCGGACTCGAGATGATCCAAGACGCGATCGCATCGGGGCGATGGTATGACCTGGACGATGTGCTACACGGGTTGTATGTGCCATCTATTGGGGACCTGTGCGTGCTAGCGCCATCGGCTGGCATGCCGTCATGGGGACGTCATGTGACGCGTGTGGTGCAGTGGTCGCCAACAGGATTCCGCACGATCGGCGGCAACGAGGGTAACGCATGGGCGGAAACTGCGCGGACGATGACGCCTACCGTTTTGGGGTTCGCGCGTGTCGACTGACGAGACGCTAGAGCGCATGCGCGAGCTGCGCGCGGAGCTCGACAGGCTATGGCCGCAATATAGCGGCCCGCCTGGCATCCACAGGCGCGCCATTGCCGAGCAAATTCGCAGGGTATGCGACGAGATTTCGCGTGAAGTCAGTGAGTGGGAGCCGTAGCACGCGACGTGCGCTTGCGCTTGCGCTTGTCCTTACCACGCTTGCGCCGTGGGATGATGGCGAGTGTGGCGCTCAACCCGTCGCATTCTGCGACCATGCGCGTCAGTGTTCTACGGCTCATCCCTAGCGCTGCAGCTGCAGCACCGAGAGACCCGTGCTCGCGCACAGCATCGGCGATGCGTAGAATCATCTCCGGTGACGTGGCGCGCATCTGCAGCGCTGCCCTGGCGATGGTCGAAGCCTTCACAGCCTCTCCATCGCAGCCATACATGCTGCCCATAGGCTGGCGTAGGTAGCGTCGCGCACGCGCCAACCACGTCGCGTGCGCGTGAGACCAAACCTCTGGCGCAGCGCGATCGCATCCATCGCACGCTGGCGCAGGGATGCGACATAGTGCTTGCGCGTAGCTTGTGCGATGTCTGGGAGCACATCCACAAGGCACGCGTGCGCCAGTGGCACATCGCCAGTCCACGCGTGATATCCTGCACGCGAAAGCGCCACATATTCACGCGACGTTGGTGCGTGCTCGTCTGCGATTATCGTCAGCATGGCCGCCATAAATTTGGGTGGTTGTGGACTGTCGACAGCCATGGCCAGAAGTAACGCGTCCGCGACGTCTAGCGTGTCTATTGGTCGCATGTAGCACCCCCCGTATCACCACGATCGCATGTAATGCGTGGGCGCGGGTCCGATAGGCGGTCGGCCTCGGGTCGGGCGCGCCACCGCGCGATTCTATCGCCGACAGACGCAGACGCCGCACCCCATCCCACTGGGGGGAGCGCAAGCCGTTCATCCCTGATTTGTGCGGCAGAATCAGATTCCGCCTGTGTCTGCTGCGATGCCAGTCGCTCGCTGTCACCGACAGCGACTGCGCGCGCCTCACGATAGGCGGATTCAATTGCATGATACTCCGCCCATGCGTCCATTGCATCAGCGTACGCCTCTGAGATCCGAGCCCCGTACCTATCGCGCCCGGACGGGTCTACCAGGTGCCCTGTGTAGCGCTGATGGGACGCCAGCCTCCGCTCGCATTCGCGCGCGTGAGAGTAGGCCTCGTGCACGCGAGCACGCATCGGAGCTAGCCCGGAGAGTGCGTTGGCGAGATATGTCCGTGCCGCTTTGATTTCGCTGTCCATATAGCCTCCCAACGGCAAAAGCCCCACGTCTACAATGG